GGTTGACGCGCACCCGATGGCTGAGACAATCCGCCGCATCGACCAAGAGTTCATGGACATCCTGGAGCGGCTCGACGACGCCGGCCTGGTGAAGATCAACTGCAAGTGAGGTATCACAATGCCTGTTTCCAATCTGCTCGACAAGCCCACCGAGGACATGCTGAACAAGGCGGTCCACGCTGAGCTCTACGCCTCGCACCTGTACCGTCATGTGTCCAACCAGATGCAGCGCTTCGGGTTTTTCGGGACCCAGAAGTTCTTCGCCGGCGAGAGTGCTGACGAGCTCAAGCACTACCAGCTCATCGCCGACTACATGAACGACCGGGGCACCAGCGCGAAGGTGCCGGCGCTCGAGGCCTGCACCGAGGTGACTACCGACATCGTCGACGCCATCGAGCTGGGCTACGAGACCGAGCTGCAGCTCATGCGCGACTACGAGAAGTGGTATCGCGAGTGCAAGTGCGTGACGACCCAGCAGTTCATGCTGCAGTTCCTCGAGACCCAGCGCAAGAGCGTCGGCGAGTACGGCGACCTGCTGACGCGCCTGGGCCTGGTGAGCAACGACAAGGCCGGCATGCTGATGATGGACCAGGAGCTTGGCAATGGCTGAGAACTGCAACTACACGTTCAAGACGGCGGGGGGCGAGGTCACCATCAAGGGGATGGCCGAGATGAAGGCCTTCCTCGCCTTGAACGGTGTGGATGCAATCGAGGGCGCTGGTAGCGCCCCGATGTTCAGCAACCGCGCTGCGGTCGTCGGCTCTCGTTTCACGTTGCCTGGGTCCACTGCGGTGGACGCCGGGCGCATCAGGCTGCAGGACGACGTGCTGCGCATGAAGCGCGTGATCGAGGCGGTCAAGCAGCAGGGCGGTACGGTCGGCGAGGCGCAGAACTTCTACGACGCCAACACTCTGATGCCAGGCCGCATCCAGGCTGAGATCGACGACTTCAAAAACAAGGTCGTCCGGCCCATGCTGGACAAGGCGGTCAAGTACGAGATCGACCTCGACGAGCTGTCGCTGTACGCCTACGCCAAGCACGCGGAAGAGCGCAACCAGTACATCGCCAGCATCAACCCTCGCATGCCAGACGGTGGCTCAGGCATGACGACGGCAGACGCCAAGGCCATCCTGCAGCAGGTGCAGGCCGGCGGTAAGGCGCAGCAGTTCGACGAGCTGCACAAGGACCTGATGTCCATCACGTCCACCACCCGGCTGCTGATGCTGTCCGAGGGCCTGATCACGCAGGACGAGTTCGACTCGCTCGACGGTGCGTATGCCAACTACATCCCGCTGCGCGGCCTGGAGAACGTGGACGAGGGAGGGCGTGCGCGCCCGGGCGTCGGCCGCGGTGTGAACATCCGAGGTGGCGAGACCGTGCGGGCCATGGGCCGCCGCTCGCGTGCCAGCGACCTGATCGAGAACGTGATCCGCGACTACGAGCGGGTGATCAAGCGCGTCGAGACGAACGACGTCGGCAAGGTGTTGCTGGACTTCGTGCTGTCGAACCCTGACCCTGACCTGTGGGGCGTGGACATCGAGCGCAACAAGCCCTCCTTCAACAAGGCCACGGGCCTGGTGCAGTACACCAAGCAGGTCGAGAAGGGTGAGGACACGATCGGCGTGAAGGTCGGCGGCCAGCAGGTCTACATCAAGCTGGTGGACAAGGACCTGACCCGCGCCCTGCGCCATGCCTGGAAGGACGAGGTCAGCGGCCTGGAGCGCGCAGTGGTTGCGACCACCGGCTGGTGGAACAACTGGATGCGCAACGTCCTGACCAAGTACAACCCGGCGTTCGCTGCGATCAACATCCCACGAGACGCCCTCTGGTCGGGCACCACGGCCGCTCTGGCAGAGCTTGGGCCCAAGGGGCTGGTCAGGTACTTGGCAGCCTACGGAAAGGCCACCATGGCCTCAACGCGGGCCGAGGCGGGGGCGTCTGGCACGACCAATGTCGTGTTCGGCAACCCGCAGATCGACAAGCTGTACCAGGAGTTCCGTGCGGCAGGTGGCATCACCGGCGGGTTCTACATGCGCGACCTGGAGGCCATCCAGCAGGAGCTGCGCGACGAGATGCTGCTGGCCGGCGCGAAGGCGCGCAACCCATGGGAGATGGTCAAGACCCTGCCGCCCTACAAGGCGGCCAAGCTGACCCTGCGAGGCCTGGAGTTCCTCGGCGCGGCAAGCGAGAACGCGACCCGGTTCGCCCTGTACATGGCCGCCAAGGAGTCCGGCAAGTCGTCCGCCCAGGCAGCCATCCTGGCCAAGGACGGCACGACCAACTTCAACCGCAAGGGTGAGTTCGGTGGCGTGCTCAACAACATGTACCTGTTCTTCAACGCCGGCGTGCAGGGCACAACGCAGCTCGTCAAGGTGCTGCGCAGCCCGGCCGTGCAGGCGTCCATGGCAGGCGTGGCCGGCGTCGGCATGATGCTGGCCCTGTATGGTGCGGCCGGCGGTGGCGAGGACGAGGACGGCGAGAAGTACTGGGACAAGATCCCCAGCTACGTCAAGGAGCGCAACCTGGTGATCATGCTGTCACCAGGTGAGCCATTGGCCGACGGTATCCAGCGCGTGGGCAAGCGCGGCCGGTACATCACGATCCCGGTGCAGTACGGCTTCAACATCTTCCCCAACATGGGGTACATGATGGCCGACGTGTTCCGCAACTCCGAAGACCCCAAGCGTGGCGTGACGCCGACCAAGGCGGCGCTGCACATGACCTCGGTCATCTTCGGCTCGGTCAACCCCTTCGGTGGTTCGGTGGACGTGAGCGACGGCGTGCAGGTGCTTCTGGCGGCGGCCCCCACACTGGTCGACCTGCCGATCCAGATCGTCAACGAGCGCGGTACGTTCGGCCGCCCGTCTGCGCCGGGCCAGTCGTCATGGGATCGCCGGCCGGACTCCGAGCGCATGTTCGCCTCGCAGCAGGGCACCGTGCCTGCCAAGATCGCCAAGACGCTCAACGAGCTGGGCGGTGGCAACGAGGCCAAGGCCGGCAGCATTCTGGGCATCGAGACCTCGATTACGCCAGGCACCATCGACACGCTCATCCGCGGCACCACCGGCGGCCTGGGGGCGTTCGTCGAGCAGGCGGCCACATCGGTGTCTGCCATGGCCGGCGACAAGGACATCAAGGCCAACAAGGTGCCGTTCCTCAACAAGTTCTACGGCGAGGTGGACGAGGACGCCAACATCCGCTCGGCAGGCGACCGCATGCGCGAGGTCAAGCGCATCGTCGATGAGGTCAAGGCCCAGCAGAAGATCGGCCTGGACCCTGAGCTCAAAGATGAAGAGAGGCGCCTGCTCGAGCTGGCCAGCATGCAGCGCAGCTACGAGAAGGCCCAGACTGAGTTGCGCAAGGCAGAGATCGCGCTGGCCAGGGACACGTCCAAGACCGACGCGGAGAAGCGCCTCGAGCGCCAGCGCATCCAGGTGGAGCGGGACAAGCTGGCGACCGATGTGAACAAGGCCTACCTCAAGGCCCAGTGACCTCAGCTCGATCGTCGTAGGTCACCGTCGAGGTGTCGCCCAAGCGCCACTTCGCGGTGTTCTCGACGCGGAAGATCCTGGTGCACACCTTGAAGTCCGGCATGCGCAGGTTGGAGTGCGTGATCGACGGGTCGAAAAACCTGCAGCGATTGTTCGGCTGCAGCGCGAACTGGCCGTTGTCCAGGCGCAGCAGGTTGAACGACTTGTGCTCCTCCGGCGTCTCGGCAAAGCCGAAGTCGGGGATTCGCGGGTCGGGATTGCACGAGTCGATCGTCAGCATGAACTCGCCCTGGTGAAGCTGCTTGTCCTTGCCGAAGAACTCAGCGCGCAAGCCCTTGAGGAAAGGCTTGTCGATGACCTCGATGTGGTAGCTCATGCAGTCCCAGATCTGGAGCACGTCCAGCGGTAGCTGGTCATCCTCCTCCAGGACGTCGTGCCACACGAACGCGCTCAGGGGCAGCTTGTCGTACAGCGCGCCGAACTCCGGGAGGTAGGTCTCGAAGCGGAAGGCCTGGCCGCGGATGGACTTCACGCTCACCCAGATCCCTTCGATGAGCTGGCCGACCCGGGCCGGGTCGTGGTCGTACAGGTACTCGGCGCGCACGAAGACCTTCTCGGGCGGCAGTGGACAGACGAAGCTCATGCCGCCTCCTTGACGAACGTGCCGTCGGGCATCAGCGTGCCGCGGCGGTCCTTGATCTCTTCGTAGGCCAGGGCCAGGCAGTCGACGAGGTCGATGTCCTTGAGCGCGCAGTAGTTGATCAGGCAGACGACGACGTCGCCGACGCCGTCCTTGACGCCAGGCATGTTGCCCTGGCTCTCCGCTTTGAACAGCTCGGCCAGCTCCTCGAGAGCCTTGTTGAGCTGAGCCTGTGGCTTGGCGTTCGGGATGATGCGCCTGGCCTCGGCCCAGCGCACGACCTGGAGCTCGACCTCGCGGTAGCTGTTGCGGTTCATACCTCACCCCCCTCGCTGTCGGCCGCGGACTTGGCGCGCAGCCACTGCGGCAGGATCGGGTAGACCTTGCCGTCGTGGTCGATCAGCACCGGCTCGGTGGCGCTGTCCTGGCGGGTGACGTGGCAGCCGTGGATCTCGCCAGGCTCGAACCCGGGCGGCACGCCCAGCTCCTGCCTGACCTCCTCCATCCACCAGCCGGGGGCGGCGATGACGGGCAGCGGGGTCTCGCCCCACTGGTTGGATGGGATCTTCTCCTTCAGCGCCTGCAGTGCGTGCTGCACGTTGGCGATGGCGTAGGTTGCGCTCATTCCATTTTTCTCCTTCTTGCAATTGAAAGTATCAGCATTGTGATAAATGCCGCTCGATTTCTTCGGACAGGCGCTTTGTGCTGTCGTAGAAGACGCTTCGCGATGGCACCACGTTCAGCGGGAACTGGTGATGCTGGATCAGGTAGGACTCAACAAGCTCGGCGGCCTTGAGCGGCATCTCAATCCACCAGCAGTGGGTGAACTTCTGCCCCCTGCGGTGGTGGTCCGCAATCCGACCGCGGATGCTGGTCGCCTTCCCGACATACCGAAAGCCGCCGTCATCTGTCATCAGGAAGTACACGCCGCAAGCGTCGGGCGCCTTTTTGCGGACGATCACGTCCTTCAACGGCACGGCCGCATCCATGGCCTCTTTGGAGTCGATGTCCCACAACTCCGGTTGACGGGCAATCCATTGATGGATCTCCTCGCCTGTCAGCTCCCATGGTCTGCTGTCCAGGATCAACTGTTTTTCAGAGTCGTTCATGGTCTAGTGCGGAATCTAGTGCGGAATTATGGGACCAAAGGGTCATGTGGGGGACGTAAGTGTTTGATTTTTATGCCCCTGCATTCCCCCTGCAACCCCCATTGCAAGGGTTCGAATCCCTTCGTCTCCGCCAGCTAAGTTGTTGATTTTGTTCCCCTTTTTTCCCCGACAGCCCCCTGTAGTGCGGAACTAGTGCGGAATTCGATCTGGGCGTTCACGGCCTCCAGGTTGCGGCCGCGGTCTGCCTTCGGGATCCACTTGGCGTAGTCCTTCATCATCACGGTCAGGCTGTGCCCGTGCTGGTTGGCGACCCACAGGGGGTCGGCTCCAGACATCAGGGCCAGGGTCACGCTGGTGTCGCGGCACTCCTTGGGCGGGCGGTATCGGATGCCGGCCGCCTTGAGCACCGTCGTCCACTCGCGCCGCTGCTCCTGGTCGTCGTGCCACGCACGGCCCGTGAACGGGTTGCGGAATACCTGAGCCCCAGCCAGCCGCGTTCGCGTCTCCTGGGCCCGCAGAACGGCCTTGGCGCGGGCGTTTAGTTCGACCGTCCGCTCGCGGTGGGTCTTGGTGCGTTCCTTGTCCTCGGCCAGCACCCGCGCACGGCGCACCTTGATGGTCCCTTCGCGCAGGTCGACGTCCTGCCAGAGCAGGGCGATCTGCTCTGACGTGCGCAGGCCGGCAAAGAAGGCGAACTCGAAGTAGTCGGCCAGCTCCTGATGCCGGGCAGCCAGCCGATCCAGGATGACATCGACCTCTTCAATCGTGAACGGATCAGGGTTGCCCGTCTGCGTGCGCAGGTTCTTCAGGCCCTCTGTCGGGTTGCGCAGTCCGCGCAGGCCCTTGCAGGCCAGGTCGTAGACGCCGCGCAAGGGGATCACGATGTTGTTCTGCGTCTTGCGACTCAGCGCCTTGTGCCTGGCGCCGCCCGGGTCTTCGCATCCGTTGGCCAGATCAGACAGCCGGCCCAGCACCATCTCGTGCGTGATCGTGCCCGGCAGCCGCTCGCCCCAGACGCCAGTCCAGTAGGTGCGCAGGTGGCTGCGGTAGACCGTCAGCGTGGAGTGCTCCAGTTCGCGCGCCTGGAACTTCAACCACAGCTCGCCCCACTCGCGGAGTGTGCGCTTGGCCGCGTCTGCCTGGTCTTCCTGTAGCTTGTCCTTGAACCTGTAGTCCGGGAAGTGTTCGGCCATGCTGAACGTGCCCATCCTGATCTCGTCCAGGATGTTGCGCCGTAGCCGTTCTGCTGCCTTGAGGTTGGCCGCATTGGGCTTGAGTGGCAGCGTGGGCCGCCACTCCTGACCGCGCCAAGTGAACCTCACCTGGATGCGGTCTCCCTTTGCGGTCACGCCGCCTGCCTCTGTCCTTCTACCCATCGCTCATAACCCTCGACATCCATGAGGATGCAGCCATCTGGGGCGCGCCGATATTGCCGGCCCTCGACCCAGATACCCTCCTCGATCTTTCGTCTCACGGCCTTCTGTGTGTAGCCCGTCATGCGCTCAAAGAGCGGCAGCCGAACGTAACGAGATGGTGTCACTGTTTCCATGTCACTTCGCCTCCAACTTCAGCATTGTGATTGTCATGGCCAGAAACTCCATCCCAGCAGGACGATCTCGTACATCGCACGCGCGATGAAGCCGAGGCCCACGAGCGACAGGAACCAGATGCCTGAGATGGCCAGCAGGTTTGCGAGGTTCTTCATGCCTTGGTCTCCAGCTCAATGAGCTTGTCGAGGTAGTGCCTGGCCTTGCGCAGGTCTTCCACGCCGGCCTTGGTCTTCCACCGGCTGACGTACTTCACGACGTTGCCCTCGAAGAAGCCCAGGCCGTTGGCCGCGATGTAGTCCCACGGCTGGATGGTTTGGCGCTTGTAGTGGTCGCCGGCCACTTGGGTGTCGTTTGCGTTCATGCTCAGAAGGGGATGAAGTCGTAGGTCCACTCGTCGCATCCTTGAGCGACGACCTCGGGGGGCGGCGGGGCCTGGAATTTGAGGCACATAGAGCGTGCGTAGTGATCGCAGCTCTGACAGTTGATCTTGATCGACTGCAGGCGCTGCAGCTCGCGGCCGTGAAGCTCGAGGCGGATGTTCAGCTCGGTCTTGGTCATGCTGGCTGGTCCCACTGGTGGGACACGATGGTCGGGTACTGCCCGGCCCGGTTGACGATCACGGCCGCGGGCCTGCGCAGGATCTGGTCGTCGTACTCCAGCCACTCGAGGGCTTCCTCGGTGTCGTGGGGGACGGCGTCGATCTTGGCTCGCATGGCCCACCAGGCCTCGGCTTTCTTGCGTGCGTAGCCGTCGTGACTGAGGCACACCCACTCAGAGGCCACGCGCTGGAAGCCGTCGTAGTACTCCACGCGCAGGCTCTCGGTGCCGCCCTCCTTGTGGTGCAGGCGGTAGCGCACGTCGGTGACGGGCACCATCTCCATCATCGTCTTGGCCTGGCTGCTGAGGATGGCCGCGCTCGAGGCCTGATCGCCGTGCTTGATGCGCTCGGGCTCCGGGAACTTGAACCCGCAATCAACGCACTGCGTCGCGGCCGCCAGGTTCTTGCTGCCGCACTTGGGGCACAACTTGCTGGGCGCCTCGCCCTTGCCTTTGGTGCTGGGCATGCGGCCCTTGACCTCATCGACCGGGCCCATCTCGATCGTGGTGTCGGTGAAGTCCGCCCACAGGCAGTCGGTCTTCCCGTCGACGATCCGCATCCCGCGGCCGGCGATTTGGACGTACAGCACCGGGCTCTTGGTGGCGCGCAGCAGGGCGATGAAGTCCACCTCGGGCACGTCGAAGCCGGTGGTCAGCACGGCCACGTTCACCAGGCAGCGGATCCTGCCCCCGCGGAAGGCCGCAATCAGGGCTGCACGCTCTTGTTTTGGTGTCTCCGCACTCACTACCTCAGCCGTCACTCCGCGGCGCTGTAGCGCGTCCCTGACGTGCTCGGCGTGCTCGATCGTCACGGCGAACACCAGCCACCGCTTGCGGTCGCGTGCGAGCTCGACGATCTCCTTGCAGGTGGCCTCGACGAGGCCGGGCTTGTCGGTGACCTTGGCCAGCTCGCTGACGACGTAGTCATCGCCCGACATCCGCACGTCTCGTGCGTCCACCCGGGCCACGGTCGGGGCCGGCACCAGGGGCGACAGGAACTTGAGCTCCAGGAGCTCCTTCATCGTGACGCGGGTGGCGATGTTGGTGAACAGCGCGTCGTCGCCTGCGGTCAGCCACACGCCGTTGCCGCGGAATGGCGTTCCGGTCCAGCCGATCACGCGGGTGTGTGGGTTGTAGCGGGCCAGGTCGCTGATGAAGGAGCGCCACATGCCGGCCTGCTTCGGGTTGATCAGGTGGCACTCGTCGGCCAGCACGATGTCGATGCGGCCGAGGCGGTGCGCCTGCTTGTAGATACTTCCGATCGTGGCGTAGGTGAGCTGCCGGCCCATCTGCTTCTTGCCGATGGCCGCCGAGTACAGGCCCACGTTCGCGGTCGGCCAGATCTTGAGCAGCTTCTCGATGTTCTGCTCGAGCAGCTCTTTCTGGTGGACCAGCACCAGCACCCTGGTGCCCGGGTACTGGGCGTCAGCGCGCTGCGCCAGGGCTGCGATCATCAGGCTCTTGCCGGCGCCGACGCACGCCTCGACGATGGGGTTGCCGCCCTCGTGCCGGCTGAACCACTCCCAGAGCTCGTCCAGAGCGCGGGCTTGGTAGGGGCGAAGGTTCATGCGCTAACTCCGCCAAACTCAAACCTTGCCGAACGGGCAGCAACCGCGGCGGCTCTCAGGCGCCTATGCGCCGCGTCAATGTCGAGCGTACAGAAGCAAAGGCTGCCCTTGTGATAGGTGTACGGTGCGCAAAGCCCTTGATATTTGTCGCCAGTATGGCCGGTGAAGTCGCAGAAATCGCAATAGCAACATACCTCGCCGCCACCGCACGCGCTGTATCCACCCTTGATCACAGTGCCGCATCCAAGGCACATCAGTTGATTACTTCGAGCAATGCGCTCAAGGTGGTCGACGGGGTCGCCGCGCAGGAGTTGGGCCGCGTTGCCCCAGATGGTTTCTTTGGTCAGCAGTTTGAAAAACGCATCGAATTTGGGGTCGATTTCAGTTTCCCGCGGCTTGACTTCAAACCAAGTGTGGTCGCCACGAGGAATCGCAACCTTGAAGTCTGGGAGGTACTGTGTGCCGCCGAGTTCAAACCCTTCTGGTTCGTAATCCCAAGACCAACCCATTTGGTCAAAGAAAACGGCCCACCGCGCCTCAAGCCTGGATCGAAACAAATATCCCTTGTATCTGGTGTCGATTGCTTTGATCATGCGACGACCCTCGCTGTGGTGACACCTTGAGCCTGCAGCGCACCCTTCACGCGCGAGGCATCGACGAGCATGACCTTCTGCTCGCAGGCCTTGATCTCCAGCGAGCTCAGCGCGCCGTCGCCCTGGCCGTTGGCAAGCGTGCCGTGCTCGTGCTCGTACACGACATCACCATTGACATAGTCCTTCTGCGTCGCAAAGCGCTCGAGCAGGATGGGGATGTACCGGTGCGTGCGGCACTGGTGCGACTCGCGCTGTGCGATCAGGCCCACCTCGCCAAACTCGCGGCAGTTCCACTTGCCGTCCTCACCTTCGACCACGGGCGTGCTGTGCGCGCAGGTGCGGCAGTTGACGTCGGGCGCTTCCTCGCCATGGCAAAGGCTGTGGAAGTCGCACATCTTGCAGACGTACCAGCTCGGGTCGTTCGAGCAGCGCAACGGTGGCTCGGCCGCAGTGATCACGCGCTCGGCGCGGGCCATAATCTTGGCGAACTCGGTCTGGTCAAACTCGACGCGCTCGGTGTAGATCTCGTCGGTGTTCTTGCAGACGGCGACATACATGGCGCGCCCCATGCCGGTCAGGCCCATGTAGGTCTGCATCTGCGCCCAGTGCTGCGGCTTGGACTTCTCGACGCCCTTGGTCAGCAGCTCCTTGAAGCTCTTGTCGTTGTGGGTCTTGAACTCCAGGACGTGCCATGTCTTCGGCGCCTCGGGCAGGCCGACGGCTGCGGCGTCCATGCTGCCGCCGAAGTGGCCACCGACAGCGGACACGCGCCACTGCTTGCCGTCGGGCGCGGTCTCGTGGACCTGCACGCCGATGCGGCGCAGGTTGGCCACGATGCGCGGCTCCTCGAGCTGTCCGGTCTCGAACAAGCGCAGCATGCGGCCGGGCCACTTCTTGGCCTTGGCCCAGTGGAAGGTCAGCCACAGGTAGCGCTCGCAGGCGTGGCCGATCAGGGATGCGCCCAGGTGCGGGCGGTGGCCGTCGTCTGCGTCGGACTCGTAGGCCCGGTAGATCATCGCGGCTGTCGTGTGCATGGGTTCGGGCACTGTGGCCATGTGGGGACACTCCTCGTGTCGTTGCAGGGGTGAGGACCCGTGGCCTCCCCCGGGATCTCCCAGGGGCGGGCCCTCACCGCTGCAGGCCCTTGCGGGCCCACACGGATCAGGACTTGTCCTGGCCTTCGTCGGCGCCTGCCGTCTCGATCTGCACGCCGTCCTTCATGGCGGCCACCAGGGTCTTCTGGTTGGCCACCGAGACGGTGAAGTGCTTCTCGGCGACGTGGCGCAGTGCGCCGACCTTGGTGCCGGCCTCCACGAGGTGGAAGCCCTGCGGGCCTTCGACGGCGTAGATACGGGTGGTCATTGCTGCGTTTCTCCTTCAGCGGGTTGAGCGTCTTGCGCGGCCTTGATCACCGCATCGACACGGGACTTGATCATGTCGATGTGCGGCTGGGCCTGGTCATAGGGGAACTTCGACAACGCCACCAGGGCGGCGTTGATCGAGTCGATCGGTAGGGTCACAGTCACTTCATTCACAGGCTTCTCCTGTTGTTGCGGGAATCAGGCAGCGCGCTTCTGCCACGGGGGCGTGGCGCCGGCTGCGGGTGCGTTGGCTGCAGGTGCAGCGGGACGAGGTGCGGCGGCAGTCATGGGGGCTGCGCCACCGGCCGCGGGCTTGAAGCCGTTGACGTCGTTCTGGTCCTCGTACTGGCCCTTCTCGTCCTTGCGGATCTTGACCTTGATCTGCATCGGTTTGTTGTGCAGCTCGCTGGTGTCGCGGAAGCGTGCCAGGCCGATGGACTCGCAGAGCTCGCGCAGTTGCTGCTGAGCGATACGCTCAGTCTCCTGATTGGTGTGCCGCACGTTCAGTCGGGCCCACACCTTGCGGCCGCGGTAGCCCTCTTGCAGCACCTCGAAGGTGAGCTTCAGGGCCTGGCCGTTGCCAGACTTCAGGGGCACGATCTCCGACTCGGTGACCTGTGCGGTGTAAAAGCCTGCGGGCAGCAGCTCGTAGCTGTTTTCGCGCTTCTCAACGCTGCCGGTGTCGAAATCAAATTGCGCCATGATGGGTGTCCTTTCGGGAGTTACTTGGCGGTGGTGGAGATGACCTTGGCGGCAATCGCCGACAGGTCGGGGGACTCGAACATCTCGAGGCTACCGGAGCGGTCCTTGGCCTCGTAGTTGTAGTCGCGGCTGGTCTGCAGCCAGCGGGTCGGGTTGCCGTCCGCATCCTTCTCGATGCGCAAGGCGAACACGAAGTCGAAGAAGTACCCCACGCCCTGCTTGAGCATGTTGCCGGGCATGGCGGGGTAGTACAGCATCGCGCCCGACTGCTCGTCCTTGGCGCGCTCCTGCTTGCAGGAGAAGTACACGTTGCGGCCGGGCAGGTCGCGGAAAGCGCGGATCAGATCCGTCATCTTCTCGGCCAGCGCGCCGTAGGCCTGGCGTGGATCCTTCGCGACCTTCTTCTCGTGGTTGAGCACCACCTCGGCGATCTCCGAGATGGAGTCCAGGCAGATCCACTTGAAGGCCTGGCCCTGCTCGGTGTTGACCACGAAGTCGTAGGCCTCGTAGAGCTGGTCCAAAGTCTTGACCTCGATGACCGGGATGTCGACGCCACGCAGTGACAGCAGGCCGGACTCAGCGCTGATGATCACGGTGGGCTCGCCAGTGGTGGCGCAGAGCGAGGTCTTGCCGGCGCCCGCAGGGCCGTGGACCAGGAACTTCAGGCCGTTGAGTGCGGCGCTGTCTTTGGTGGAAGTAAGAGTGATTGCCATGTCGTCTCCAGGCAGTGGGAAAAAATGGGCAATGTGATATTGCCCGGGGAAGAGATCAGACCGCTTCGATCGTGATCGAAGGGGAGCCTTCCTTGCTGGTGATGAACACGGCTGCAGCGGCAGCGTCAGCAGGGGCGAGCTTGCGCAGCTCGGAGACCGACACGTCGGCCTTCCACTTGAAGGCGTTGGTGGTCGCGGCGGACAGCGTGTCCCAGGCCTTGGTCAGCGCGTCGGTGTCGACCTTGCGGTCGATCTTGTAGGTCACGGTGACCTTGCAGCCTTCGGTGCGCTGGCTGATGGATCCCTCGGGCTTGGCCGGGTCCTTCAGCATGTCGGCGATCTGCTTGTCGATCAGCCGGCGCTCAGCGATGGCCTCGTCTTCGATGCGCTTGGCAGCGATGCGGGCGGCGATGAGCTCGGACAGGGAGATTGTTTGCATGATGCGTCCTTTCGGAGTGGTTAAAAACGTGCGTCTCGGTTAGAAGTGTATCAGCATTGTGATGCTGGTCAAGCGCTTTCGAACAGGTCCGGGAACTCGTTGCGCAGCATGTGCTCGACCTCCGAAAGCCGCAGCGAACTGATGAGCTCGTACAGCGCGTCCTT